TTCTATCGACAGGTATTGTTTCTGTATTAGATCAAGGTGTAGCTAATGGATTATTAGCTCCTGGAACTTGGGGTGATAATGGATTTGGAACTCTTACACAAGGGGATTATTTACCTCGAGGCTATTATGTTTATGCTCCAGATATTAATACTCAAAATCCAACAGATAGAGCTAATAGGAAATCAGTAGTATTTCAGGTAGCCGCTAAATTGGCCGGAGCTATAAACACAATCGCGGTCGTATTAAATATTTCCCGATAAATAGATAGAACATTCCTATAAGGAGGACGTTAAGTCCTCCTCTTTTTGATCACAGATCATATCAACACAAGGACACAATATGTCAGAAAGTAAAGTTTATAGCTTCCTAGATACCAAATCATCGTTCGTTGGACCAACTGGAGCTTTTAGTTTAAACGGCGGTAATGCTCAAGAAGGTATTACAGTTACCCTTAATTCAGATAATGCTACTACTGTATACGGAGCCGATGGCTCATATATGCATTCATTAATAGCTCAAAGAGGAGCAGATGTAAGTATTAAATTACTTAAGAATAGTAATACAAATACATTACTTAGCGCTTCTTATAATCTTCAAAAGACCTCATCTTTATTATCAGGACAAAATATTATAAAGATCGAGTCAACTTTAGGGGATACAATTATCTTAGCTGGTGTTATCTTCAAACATGCCCCTATGGTAGCATTTACCCAAGAAGGGCAAATCATGGAATGGACATTCACAGCAGGTAGAACTGAATTTATCTTAGCAGCTGGTTTGTTATAATATGAACGAAATTATCATAAGGGGAAAGACCTTCTCTATAGGTAAAGTTGATGCATTATCTCAATTATACCTATCTAGAACATCTATGCCCTTCTTTTTGAAATGGACTGCAAAGGATGGTATTTCTTTTGATCAAGCTCTATCTGAAATTCCAGAAGCAGATATGCAAGGGATGTTCGATAGATTACTTCCTTTTGTAACTATGCAAGTTGATGGAAATTGGTTTCCAATTTGGAATAAACAAGCAAAAGCATTTATGTATGAAGATGCAATAGATGGAGCTACCTGTCTTAAATTGCTTTATTTTGCTTTGGAGATCTATATTAAACCTTTTTTGGACGAGCCAGACCTCGAGGGCTAAAATACTCCGAAGGCTCTGGTAAAGAATATGCCGACATGGACGAATCATATCTACTTCGTCCAATCACTAAAGGATTCTACAAGTATTCCGAATTACTTGATGGAAGCCTCACTCTCTATGATATAGGACTATGCAATGATTATATCAATATCTCTGTTTATAACGAGAATCTCTGATGTCTGAATTACTTCAAAATTACATCATTCGATATCAATATCAATCTGATGAAGCTAGCCGTACCTCTTTACTTTCTTCTTTAGGAAGTACTGCAGCTACTGTTTCTAAAATAGCATCTGGGGCTTTAATTACAGCAGGTATATTAGTTAAAGCTCAACATTCTATTGCTAGTAGTATCAATTCCTTATATTTAACTGCTCATAATATGGGTGGGAGTACTATACGTACTTTGAAATCAATTACGGAAGCAGCTAAAGATGTTGGAGATTCTGTAGAAGGAATGACTTCAAGTCTAGCTGGTCTTAATAAATTCCAGAAGACAATGGGTCCTGGAGCAGCTCAATTAATATCTCAATTCGGTGGTAAATTCTATAAGCAAGGAATGGGAGCTCCCGAAAGTGCTCTCGCCATAGCTCAGAATGTTCCAACTTTGAAAGCAGAGGGAATGGATGGCCCTAGTTTCTATGCTGCTACAGAAACAATGGGAATCGCTTTTGAATCAGCTCAAGCGATGTGGGAGAATAATACTGAATTCCTAAAACAACAAGAAGCCCATTCAGGAGCTCTTGGTACTAAAGTAGATGCATTAGGAGATGGCATTCATTCATCCCTTGAAAGATTCGGTGTTGATATGGATAAAGCTCTAAATGCTGGAGCTAAGGCATTTGGAGATACATTTCAAACAGCTATTGATGCGGAGTTAACTGGATTTGAACACTTATTGAAGGGATTCGATGATAATGCTGAGGAAATGAATAATATATTAAATCATTTCACTACTGATCTAGAACTTAGTTTTGATAAATTAGGATCTAAATTTGATGGATTAGGCGCGTCTCTTTCTGGTATTGACAAGAGTTTAGGAGTATTATCAAGTCCTTTAGAATTTATCAAAAATCACTGGGAAATGTTAGCTCTTGCTCCAACAGCAATGTTAGCTCTTGTTCGAGCAGGTATGGGGAAAGGTATTGGTGGAGCTATATTAGGAAATATGACTAAATCTATAGGGAAAGCAATTGCTTCTAATTTAGGAACTTTAGGAATTGCAGGAATTGATGGAACAGCAATAGCAGCAACATTAGGAACAGGATTATCTGTTATAGGAAGCTTAGGTTTAGGAGCATTTGCAGGAAGAGCTCTTGATAAAGAATTCAAACTCAGTAATAAGATAGCAGATTATGCATGGAATTTAACTCAAAATCCCCCAGAATTAATACAGAATTTTGAGAAATTCTCACAAAAAGGAAGAATATCAAAAGAAGAGGGATCTCGTCTTTCCGCTGGTATGCAATTCTTACTCCAGACGGGTATGACTAGAAATGAAGCTCTTGGAACATTAGCAAATCTAAAAGGAGAAAGTCATTTAGATCCTTTCGCTTCTGGAGATTCTGATAAAGCTTATGGTATTGGTCAATGGCATGACAAAAGACAAAAACTTTACGAAGAAAGTTTCGGTCATTCGATGCAATCAGTTTCAGATAGAAATGAAGCTTTCATAGAACAAATGAAATTCGTTGACTGGGAAAGAAAGAATAATGAAAAGGCAGGTTGGGCAAAAGTTCATAATGCTCCAGATACCCCATTTGATAAAGCAGCAGCTTATTCCCAATTCATAGAAAGACCAGGAGCAGTTTATGAAGCAGCTCAAGTTAGGGGAAATATGGCAGAGGGACTTAATGCTAGTCCTTTAACAAATGTTACCATCAATGTAAATGGAGCTCAAAATCCGGAAGCTATAGCAGCAGCTGTAAAGAATCAGTTACAAGATATCAATAAACAAGGACAAAGATATAACAGTCCTTCTTATCAATAAGGAATAAATATGGCAGTTCTTGGTACTATCCTTACAGCATCTTCCTTTATTGGAGATACAGTTCTTTTCAGAACTAGCAATATTAGAGCTTATGTATCAGGAGCAGTAAGTATAGTTGCTCCCTGTGTTATTTCTGAGAAAAGCGATGATAATTATGTAATTACAGAACATCCCACAGAAATGGGAGTTCTCATAAGTGATCATATGTATGCATTACCCAAAACTGTAGATATCACAATAGCTTATTCTATCAGCGGTGGCTATAATGCTTTGAAAGCAGCAGGAGCTCTTATTGGAGCTAGTAGCTCTCCTCTTTCTCTAGAGCAATATTATGCTAATTTCCTTCAATTACAAAGTGATAGAATTCCTTTTGAAATCACTACAGGTAAGAGAAGATATCGTGATATGCTTATTGAGAATATCAGTAATACAACTGATACTAATACTGAGAATATGCTTATGATAAATATGAGAGCAAAGCAAATCTTAATAGTAAATACTAAAACAACACCTGATAAAGCTTATCAAAAGGATTCTGCAAATACAGCAGCTCCTGATAGTCGTGGTACACTACAACTAAAGGCATTATAATGGCGTCATATGAAATACCTTTAGCTATTGGAGCTCAAAATTTAACTGTTTCAATAAATTCGGTGAGCTATTATTTAGAAATATATTGGAGAGGAAATCAATATGTATTGGATATCCTTGACAATACTAAAATTCCTCTTGTTCAAGGGATAGGATTAGTTACTGGTATTAATTTATTATCTGGATATAGATATTTATTCAATTTCTCCATGGAAGTACGAACTGATGTTGATATATTCAGAATTCCTTCTTATGCGGATTTAGGTATAAATTCCCATCTTGTGGTTACTTACTAATGTCTAGACAGTTTATAAGAGATGCGAAGCTCTTAATCAAATCAGATAATATAGAAATAGATTTATCCACTCTTGCTTTCAAATTCGAAACAACTCAAGCAATATTAGGAATTCCCAAAACTTTAAAGATTAGAATTTATAATGTAGCTCCTCAAACAATACAGTCTATTATAAATGAAGGATTACGAATTCAATTAGATGCTGGATATATAGATTCAATTAGTACTATCTTCTCCGGCCAAATAAGACAAATTAGTACAGGGAAAGAGAATGGTGTAGATTCTTTTGTCGATATTCAGGCTTCTGATAATGATACTTTCTTCAAAGATGGCTTCGTATCAAAAACAGTAGCAGCTGGAAGTACTGGAAATAGCAGATTATATGCTCTAAATCAAATGACTGATACTGGTGCCCAAGAGATTTTGCTTAATACAAAAGATGAAGGAACTCAACTTCCGCGAGGGAGAGTATATCATGGAAAGTCAGCCAATTATATGGATAATATAGCATCTCAAAAAGGAGCATCTTTCCATATCGAAAATGGTCAAATAGTGATAACAGACATCAATAGATACACAACTGAAGAGAAATTTATTATAGACAGAAATACTGGAATGATAGGATTACCTCAACAAACATTATCCGGAATTCAGGTCAAATGTTTATTAAATCCAAATATCAAAATAGGTGGACCTATATTACTTGATAATGAATCAATCCAAATACAGCAACAGAATTTTGGATATTCAGAAGAAGCAAAATGGAAAATGAGTATTAATCCGCTTAATAAAGATGGCATATATAAAGTGATAGGGATTACTCATGAAGGGGAAATCAGAGGAACTCCTTGGTATACAAACATCATCTGTTATGATGTGAATTCATTCAGACCAGCTCAAATATTAATGTCAGCAGGGAGTAATTAATGGATTTTAGACAATTATTAGGAAATGGATTAGATCAGCAACGTAGCGCTATTAAAGCAGATAGGACGAATCTTCAAACTGCAATGCCAGGGATTATCACTGCTTTTGATTCAGTGAAGATGACATGTAGTATTCAGCCAGTAATTCAGGGACTTAAATTTAATGATGGAGGATCTACTCCAATAGATCTGCCTTTATTAGTTGACTGCCCAATAATCTTTCCTCAAGGAACTAATTGTGTTATTACCTTCCCCATAACTATCGGACAGGAATGTTTAGTTATCTTTGGAAGTCGATGTATAGATTCCTGGTGGAGTCTTGGCTCTTTTCCAAATGGAAAAGTCACTACTCGTCCTCCAATGGAATCTCGTATGCATGATTTGAGTGATGGGTTCTGTATTCCAGGACCATTCAGTCAACCATCAGTTGTTCCTAATATTAGTACAACTAATATAGAGATCAGAACAAAAGATGATCTAGCAAAGATCGGAATTAATGTTACTACTCATGTCATCACCATAAATACTACTGCTCCTATTAATATTACCTCTGGAGGAACAATAGATATTATTGCTCCTAATACTGTCATCCAAGGCGACATGACGTGTACAGGAACAATCACTGCTCTTACTGATATGGTTGTAGCAGCGAAACATCTAAAAGCTCACACACACAGTGATCCACAAGGTGGAACTACTGGCCCTAATAATTAAGGAGATAAATAGATGATCGATAGACTTGAGATTAATAATGACTGGAGTGATATCTTCGAACAAAATACCCCATCAGTCGTATCACAACAAGTTCGTACGAGGCTTCTTCTTTGGTTAGGGGAATGGTATATGGACACATCGGATGGAACTCCTTATCTACAGGATATATTGGGATTCAATACAAATTATGATCTCGAAATAAAGACCCGAATATTAGGAACTCCTGAGGTAACTGAAATAATTAATTACTCATCTTCGATTTCTACAGATAGGAAATTATCCGTTCAAACGACGATAAATACATTATACGGAATTACTTCCCTCACAATAGGATAAATCATGGCATCAGCAACTGGATGTAATATCACAGCAACAGGAATTTCAGCTCCGAGCTTTCAGACTATCCTGACTTATTTCCAAGACCAGTATAAATTAATTATGGGCTCTGATGCAGTAATTAGTAATGACTCAAAAACAGGTCAATTACTAACTGTTATTGCTAGTGCTTTAAATGATAATAATAATGCTACTATTCAAACTTACAATGGCTTTAGCCCAACTTATGCTTTAGGTACTGATCTCTCCATGTTAGTTCAAATCAATGGACTACAGAGATTAGTTGCTACTAATTCAACAGCTACTGTCAGATGTACAGGTGTTGCTGGAACTGCAGTTATAGGAGGTGTTGCTAAAGATAATTATGGCAAATTATGGGATTTAGCTCCATTCACTATTCCCTCAGTACCTGATTATGTTGATGTGTTAGCAACTGCTCAAGATCTTGGCTCAATTACTGCTCTTACTGGAAATATCAATATCATTAATACCCCAACTCTTGGTTGGCAAACAGTGATATCAATAAGTGATGCATCTCCTGGAGCTCCTGTT